GATGGCATTCTTTGGGATGACATATACCAGTTCGAGCAAGGAGCTGGAGTTGTCTGACCAATTGATACCAATAACTCAACTAGATTTTCTGAAACAAACAACGGACGAGTGTTGTGTGCGTCTTCCTGGTATTCAGTATTTTGCTAAGCCTGAGCAAGCTTCAATCATGAAGACTCTTTCGTACTCTTGTACGAAAGAGATTTCGTTGAATGAAGCAGTTTACTTGAATGCCAATGACGTGCTCGCACGAGTTTGGGGTAGTGGGATGTATGATGTGTGGTATGCGCGTTTACAGAAGGTTGTGAGTGAGTGTGGTATACAAGAACCATTATTGACATATGTGCAGATTGAGGAGCGTTGGAAGGCTGGAGAGATTGATGACGGATATCAGATTTGGGGACGCGATGACGTGAAATTGCCTATTCACGTCACCGTTGTCCCTCAATCTGCTGTTGCGCCAGAAGTTAATCCAACTCTTCCGACACCCCCTGTTCCTCTTGGGGATCCGTCTGGGGCTGCCAGCCAGGCAGTTTTGGTCGATCTTCATCAGAACATCGGTACATATATCAAACGTTACACAGTTTTTACAGCAAATACAGTTTTAGAGTTTCCTTTATCTTTTCCTGTTTCTACATTCCTTAATCCTACTAATGGTGGTATCAGTTGGATGTCCCCTTTGGCTTTCTTTGCCAGGTTATATCGCGTCTGGAAGGGCAACCTTCGATTCGCGATGTATTCTGGGGGAGATTATCCAATGGGGATTTCATCATCGAGTGACGCTGTTATTGAGAGACCACTCATTAGTGGCAGTGATTTTCCTGGTGGCGTGTTTTATCCGCTTGCATTTGGCCGGCGCACTGTTCAGGCGCAGGTGCCTTTTGTTTCGCGGTATAATACGTTGATTGTCCCCACCTTTTTGGGTGAGGAAAAGAAAGATTACTGTTCTAATGCTTTTGTCTCTTTCAGCTTTGGCGATGATGAAATGGATCCTCCAACTGGTTCTTTGAGTTTGAGTGTGTCTGCTGGTGATGGGTTTCGTTTTGGTTGTTTGTATAGGGTTCCTCTTTTGTATGTTTACGATGGCTACTATCCACATGTGGGTGGTACTAGCGCGGATGTTGCAGAGAAATATCAATTTTCTAAAGAGGTCGATGGTGGATATCAAGTTCAATTCACCCAAGACCTTTTACTGCAGGCTATCCGTGGTAGCACCGTTCCCTCAACTGGTGGTGGCGCTCTTACTTCTTTTGTTCTTCCCTCTTCTGCTCTTTCAGATTCTTTTCTTCGACAAATTGGGGTTTCGATCAAGGAGGGCCAGTCTAGAAACATACTAACGGGTGTGACGACTAACGTCAATGTTTGGATGGATGACAACGAAGTTCAAGTTGTCCCCTACAATATTGCCGTCAGTTCCACACCTCATACGACTGTTTCTACTCTGGCCACTGCCATGGCCGCAACCCCTGCTGGTACATCATATTCTTTTATTGACCAGTGGAACATACCGAATGTTGTCGCCACAGCATTTAATATGACCACTCAAAATTGGGGAAATACCTATTTTAGGCAGCGTTTAGGGGCTGCCTTGAGTACCACTTATGCGCCAGATGCCTATTTTGTTGCTAACAGTGCCTCTGCAACTATTACAGTTGACATGACGGCTAGTTATACGACATCGGGCTACACGCTTAAGCGTTTCTCAAATGGGGATTGGACTCTTGATGGACCAGCACTTGGTTTCGGTGGACCTGCCGAGATCAAGGAGGACTATGTGCGCCTTACTCTGCCAATGAGCTCCAAGAATCTGGAGATCAAGAAACAGAGTAAGACCGTAGTCGAAACCGCCCCAGTGCAATCATCGACTGGAGGCAAGCCAATCTTTTCGACTGGAAATCTGATGGGTGAAGAACCCCCTTCAAATCTCGAAGCTGTTGCCAAAGAACAGCTAGTCGATTCGATTCCATGGAACACGTCAGCGAGCGCTGGGCAGTGTTTGGCCATGTGGAGAGATCCTTTTGACTTGATCAAGTCTAAGGTGATGTCCAGCGCCTTTGGGCGCTATACCTACTGGAAGGGAAGTACGATTGTTAGGGTTCAAGTACAGTCGAACTCTTTCCAGTGTGGTAGCATAGTTTTGGCCTATGCACCCTTAATGGACGTTTCGCAAGCTCACGAGATATACGATGGGTCTTTCCCTAGTATTTTCGCGACGCAATGCGTGACGGCCTTTGCGGGGCATAGTCAGACGGTGGAGCTTAAAGTGCCCTTTTTGCACCCGGCTGACTATTTGGACCTGAGAAAGGATAATGAATTCAACAGAAAAGGTGTCTTCATGTTGTATTGTATCAACCCTCTTAGGGTGGGGTCATCGGCTGCTTCTACTTCTGTACAGCTGAGCATTTTTGCTCGCTTCGAAGAGAACAGTTTTCAGGTGATCAACCCGACGAGTGTTAGTATAGTACCACAGGGAGGTGTCCAATCTAGTGTCAAGAATATTAATCTCGAAAACGCGATTATATATGGCACAGTTGACGCGAAATCTGGTGGAGACCAATTTCGTGGTGGGGATTCAAAGCTCTCTGGTTCGCCTGGTGACAAACCCGCCTGGGCGATTTCGCCGTTTCCGACGACGAACAGAGAGTATCCGACTTTGAGCAATGTAGTCGGTGTCGACTTTTGCACTGTTCTTGACACTATTCCTGGTGTCGCCAGTGTAACTCCGTCAGATACCGCAAGTACAGCCGATGAGATGGATTTGGGGTACTTGTGCCAAAAGTTTGGATTCCTCACAACTTTTCAGGTTCTTACATCGAATGCGATGGGCGATTCGGTGTATACGGGTGACCTCGCACCCGCATCAGAGTTGTTCTATGCAGCGGCAGGAACAACCCTTCA